AGCCTCTGTGGCAATTCTTTTGTTCATTTCTGACATAGGTATCCTCCTTCATCAACATAAAGGCCTAAATTATTAAATGCCTCTAACTTCTGATATATATCTTCTTTGTTTTTAAAATCTTCAAGCGACTTCGCAGCTGCAGTCTCACTAGCCTTGGCCTTGGCAGCGGATGCAGCTGAGGCATCTGCGCTATTCTTAGAACTAGCCGCACTAGTAGCCGAAGCTCCCGCCGAGTTACTTGCATTCTTAGCCGAGTTAGAAGCGGCAGTTGCCGAGTTCGCTGCGTTAGTGGCTGAAGTACTTGCTCCTTTTGCAGAACTACTAGCAGAAGAAGCAGAAGCAGAAGCCGCACTTGCGCTAGATTTAGCTTGATCAGCAGACGTCTTAGCAGCTTTCTCACTGTTAGCCGAGGCAGTTACAGCGTCATTTATTTTGAGCAAAAGCTTTGTGATAGTCTCATCTGTTTGTTCATCTACGTGAGTTTCATCAGGTTCAATTCCTTCTGGAACTGTATGTGTTGATCGGACTGTATTCCAGTCTGTCTTTTTAAAGCCACTTACTTCATTCTTTGAACGTACACAGACTAGAAAATTAACATCACCTGCATACAGGAACACCTTTGAGGATGGTTTCCAATCAAAGTAACAATAGTCATCCTGCACTTTTTTATTAAGTGCAACATCGTATCCCTTTTCCTGATTCGCATTTAAATAGTTGATCTGGATTTCCTGTTCGCTTAACTTAATAGCGTCCGTGACATTGTCAACAAATTTAAAATGAATCAACCTGGAATCCTGATCGCCGCTGACACCTAGAAAAAAGTTTTCATTTGGAAATATCAACTTACGCGTATCTGGATCTACAGTTACAAAACCTTCGTCTTCATTTTCAAGAGCCTGTGCACTAAGATTTTCATTTAGAGTTAACTCCATAGCTAGCTCCTTTCTCTAATTTTTAAAGCATTACGAGAGGAAAAGATTATATCACCACTTCTTTCAATCTGGATCTTGTAGTCATAGATTCCAGGCAACAGATAATCTGTATTGAATTGAATGCACATATCTACCAGTGCAAAGGACAATATTTTCTTCTCGTTTCTTTCTAACGTAAAAAGAACCCTTTCATCCTTGGAAGGAATAAACAGAGTTCCGTCTTTATTTTTAATGATAAGAGCCTCATTAAAGGCTTCTCCTTGTACAATTTCTTTGATTTGCATAAAGCCTCCTAATCAATACGCTTATAGGCATATACAGTTTCACTAAACATATTTGTTGATCCTATTAATTGCCACGAACCAGCTAAAGAATATGGAGGAAACCATACAGCTATATCATTTGTATTCGTTGTTAATATCACTGTACCGACAGGATATATCTCATCCCATATCCTTTTATCATAGAACAGTCCATTGGAATAAATGTTATTAGTGAAATTTACAATACCACTAAATTCAACGTCCATGTGTACATCTATCTGTTCATCTGTATTTGTGCATGGACCACCAAAAGATAAGGAGTGCCCATTTGCCCCAAACTCAATCAGGGTGTATGAAACAGGAACTTCGATTTCCCGTGTATACGTAGTAAAATAATCCGAAATAATCAGCCTGAATTTAAAGCTTTTGTTCTTGTCATACACTACAGCAGGAATATATTTGGCACAATTTGCGTATGGATCTGACGCGGTTACATCATATGAACCTTTTTCGTAATCTGAATAATCAATCAATCTTTTCCATGATTTACTTGATTCCTCATATTGCTGGATTTCAAAAGAGGCTGTGTTTTTATTGTTTACAGGCGAAACCTTGTAAGCAAATTTAAATAGCACGTTTTCTCCATCATCTGTCAGTTCCAGCGCTTCGTTCGCTCGATAGGCTTTACAACCAAATAGATCCGGACTCGAATATGGATATATCTGAACAGCTTTAGTTGCTGTAGCACTACGCCCTCTTGAATCTTGAACAGTAATATCTACTGTCAATTTGCCTGAAACGTCAATTATTCCAGTGCTTACACTCGTTCCTTGATAGGTGTTTCCATTAAACAATATAGAACAGGAACTAATGGAAGATCCTGACACTCCTGAGCAATCCGTCTTGATTTTTAACGCAGACTTATGCTGCACAAAACATTTAAATTTGTCAGCTAACCCCGCCGTAATTTCAGTTATTGAAACGTCCGATATACTAGGCACATAGCTATCTGGTATAACCGCGGTTAAGCCAACACTCTTATCATCACCGACTTGGGTATTACCATTGTATGTCTTACAGACAATATAAACAGTTCCTTCAGTACTAGTGGTAATAGATTCTGCAAGGCTAGTAGGTAAAGTCCATATGGTTGTAGATTTTCCCTTTACAAAATCATCTATATGTACTAGGTCCTTATTATTTAGACTGTAATACAGCTTATGTGAAAAATCAGAGCTATATGGCTCCATAGTGATTGAAACGTTTTCACCTATGTTTACTCTAGATTTAGAAAGTGTAGGTATAGTTTCTCCACGTGTACCATATGCAAAGCTTGCCGATTGCACAGATGACTGTCGGCCTGAATTTCCATCGTTAAAATACATGTATACGCTTATATTCAAGTTACCGGCACCATCATCAACGTTAACCTTAAACGAGCTACCTGAAACGTAATACCAGGTTCCAGCGCTGTGTGTGCTGGCACCAAAAGTAGCAGAATATCTTGACGATCCATCAACAGTTATATAACAATCAACAGCAGCATAGGCACCACCAGGAGAGCGGTAGCTCCAATAAGGAGTAACTGTAGCGTAGGTATCACCATAATTACGAGTTACAGTAATCTTACACCAACCTTGATTGGAAACGGTCCAGTCACTTCCATATGTATTCCATACAGGTATATTTATTTCTTTAACTGTACTCGACATTAGTTACCACTCACTTTCTTAAAATCTAGAGAGCCGTTAGGCCTTGGACTGAATTCAAAATTACCAATACGCAAAGTGCTATTAAATTGGCCATCGTTTACATACAACTTATTCTTCGAGAAATAAGCTACCTCGGCACCTCCCTGAACAAATGATAGTCTGTCATTCTTTTCAATCAATTGAATAGGGTTGCCTTCGACTCCAATGTAAATATTTCCATCGATAAATCGAATATATTTATGAATCTTATTAAAAGATGCAATATTCTGCTTTTTTGATGCCTCAAAGTCCGTTTTAAAGTTCGTAAACTCAATGTTGACCGAATTTTTTGTCTGTTCTAGCTTAGTTGAGATTTCGCCAAACTGCGAGTCTAGGTTTTCTTTATCGTAATACTTCTCTGATACTTCCGTACGGATAGCGTCTTTAGCTGTACTGATTTGATTATCTGTAACTTTAACTGCGTTATCAATACGTGCAAGTGCATCTGCATACACCTTTTTAGATGCCTCATAGTCACTGGATAACTGTACAAGACCATAGCTAAATGAAAGATTGACAAAAACGGTACAGTCTACATAGTAAAGGTTGTCCGTATTCCCTAAAGTGTACTCAGGCTCAGTACGACTCCACACAGTATCTGATGGAGGATATGAAGCTGGTACTTCTGGTTTATCCGGGCCTAAATGATAAAAGCGATAGATTCCTTGGATATCCGTAACGGAAGCTAAAGATATTGTATCACTGCCAAGTATTTCATTTTTAGCGTTAATAACCTGTACTGAGTAGTTTGTATTCAATACTGAATCTGATTCTGAAACACTTAAAGTTAGATCTGATCCAGTCTGCCGAGTGTCATTTTTAAACCACTGAATAGCTCCCAGATTCTTTACTTCAAAACTCGTCAGTTT